ATTTAAAACCACAATATCAGTCCCATCATCAAATAACTTGTAGTGCTGAATCTGTATATCGCCAGCTTCTAGTGCTACTTTAGCACCCGCGCCGTCCCATTTTTTCAAATCTCTCGCTCCTTTGGCACTTGTATTTAAAGTTGACGCTCCTGTATTTATAGCATGAAATTTGATTACAAATTCTTGGCCTGCTGTGTAAGCTCCTATGGCTGGACTTGGAGTAGCTGTATAAGTATTCGCGCTTCCTCCTGAAGTTCCTAATGTTGTGTAAGTTCCATCTTGGACTTGTCCTAATGAAATAGAGTCTGTTCTTGCGCTTCCAGCCGTTAATCCTGTGAACTTCTTGGAGTTCATTGGGATATTGGCTGTCACTGTTGTTTGACCATCTTTTGTAATACAAGTGGATAAGCCTGTTGCAAAGCCATCATCCTCTGTGTCCATTCTTGAGGCCTCGATGTTTATTCCGTTGCCTTCGTCTGTTGTCCAGTCGTAGGTTCTTACAAATGTTCCTGATCCGTTATATGCTCCCATGATTATTGTTCTTTTTCTATTGTTATACTATCTAAATAATCCAAAATATCTTCTCTTAACTCTGCGTTTCCTGCGCCTGAGATTGTAGACAAGACCTTTAGATGTTTTGGTATTTCTGCGGCTCTAACTTTTGGTACTTGAGCTAGCCATTTTACGAACTTTGGATTCGTCATCATTCTAGCGGTTATATTAGCTCCACCAACAGCTCCTACTCCTACTGTAGGGCTAGCAATAGTAACTCCACCAAGTCCGGCGTAAGCCCAGTACGGCAAGTTATTACTTGTTTGTCTTGCTTTACCTGCTTCTTTAATGCTTGAAATAGCTTTATTTAAAGTATTAACAGAACCCACCTGATCTTTAGTAAATATATTCGCTCTGGCCTCTGGACTTAATCTGTTCCACTCTGTCAAAAATTTATTAGGACTAAACACTTCACCAAAAGCATCTTGTTGCCCTGGTTGAGCAAGGCCCATTCTTTTAGTTACTGTACCCCTTATGAATTCTTGTTGTTGAGGATTTAAGCGCTTCATGATTGTCCTAACGTTAGTCCCTCCTTGTTTAGTTCCACTAAGAGCCATATTAAATACTTTTTCAGGAGTATTGGCTTTAATAAGAGGATCAAGCGTCTTATCTAAAACATTAGTTTGTCTGATGAAGGCATTGTTGGCCTTATTAAAAGCTTGTAGGGCTTTATCACCTCCTTTAGATACTACTGCTTCTTTCATATCTTCAGATAACGCGCCATAAATCTTTTTAATGGCTGCTCTTTCATCTCCTGGTAATGATGCAGATTGTGTTTTTGCACCTACTGTTGATCTAAATATTTTTAATCTTGGGTAGGAAATATTTCCAGCATCATCAACTATATCACCAAGTCTTTTTAGAACTTTAGCAGTATCTCCAGCTCCTACTGCTGCAACATCTTGGATCTGTGGATCTAATGCTATCTTTTGTAAATTCGTTGTTTGAGCAGTGATGCCCTCTGGTACAAATTTATCTAAATCATCATAAAGCTTTCCAACTCTAGCTTGTGAGGCTGCTTTAATTCCTTTAGCTCCTTCTTGAATTACCTTACCTGTTTGCTGAACAGTTCCGCCTGGACTTTTAGTGATTCCTGCTAACTGTTTAGTTATATCATCAATCTGACCTTGTGTAGCTTTCTCAATAGCTACCTTGCCACCTGGAAAGTTGCCAAGTAAATTCTGGAAATCTGCTGTTCTTCTTCCTTCAGATATATTTGCTAATGTTGGCCTAACTCCTGAATCACTAAAAGCCTTTACCAACTCTTCACTTTTTTTTGTGACTCCTGTACCAAATTGCAAAGCTCTTTTTCCTACTAAGCTTGCAACATCTGACACTTTTTGGGCTGCTGTTTTAATTGCTCCGGGCCCAATGATACCTCCTGCTATTTCTCCAGCCACTTCTAGCTTTTCTTCTGTTGGAGTTCTTGGTTCTGTTAATCCTCCAGTTGCTACATCGAAAGCCTCCCTAACTGCCGGACTTACTGTATTAACCTTTGAAACATCGAAAGGCTCTACATCAAAGCCTAATCCTCTAGCCGTTCCTCTTGCTAAGGCTTCTGGAGCGAATACTGCTTGTTGGGCTATGTCGCCTGCGCTTCCTAATGTTCCAACTGCTACTTGCTTCGCAGCTTGGAGAAATGGCCTTGCCGCTTCTCCAATAGCTGAAGCCTCTTGTGTTGGCTGCTCTTGGAATTGTTGACTAGCAAAAGATTCTATTTCTTGAGGAGTAGTCCCTTCTGCTACTTCAAATTTAGCAATCCTTCCGTCTGGTAATTGTATCTTAGCTACTGGCATTATTCGAATCCTAAAAATTTAATTTTACCTTGAGGGGCTTGTTGACTACCTAGTTTTAATTCTGCTTGTGGTATTTCTTGACCTGTAATCCCAGCTTGTAAAGTTGCGAATTTCTCACCAAGTTTACGCATTTTAAATTGAGTAGTTTCAACATCATCTGTTCTTGATGGAATGAAGCTATTAAAGGTTTTTAATTCTTCATCATTGATAGCGCCACCAGATCTTAAACGTCCAATACTGTCAGCTAGATCCTTACGCAAGAGAGTTATTTTTCTTCCTCTAGGGGTTTTGAATCTTTCTGGAGCAAGATCTGATCTAATAGAGACTGTTCCACCTTCTCCTAATAAGCCGCTTAACTCATTAAGGGCGTTAATACCACCTGTTGCTATAGTTAAAATTTTTGCTGTTTCGGCAGATAGTGGCTTCTTAGCATCTCCTTCTTTTGGTTTAGGAACTCCAACTCTCTTTCCTTCGCTTGAAGTGATAGGGAAAGATTCTCCAGTTTGAGGATCAACTCTAATTAACCCTTGATCTGTTTTTTGAATAGAGAATTTAGGTTTTTCTGGCTTTTCAAACTGCTGCTTAATCTGTCTTGACAATTGCGCCTGAATAGCTGCTTGTCTTGTTTCTGGTGTTGTTTGTCCTGCTAATCCTGAAAATTGAGGAAATTGAGTAGCAAAAGCCGCTTGCTCTTGTTGTTCTAATTCAGCTAATTGCTTTTTAGCTCTATTCTGTGCAAAAGCTCCAATTCCTGCGGTTGCAATCTGAGCTACTGCAACTCCAATTCCTCCTCCTGGATCAAAACCTTGTCCTGCGATAGCACTTTTTTGAACTTGTCCTGCCTGCTGTAAAGCTTGTTGTAATAATTTTCTATCTACTGTTGCCATTATTTCTCCTTAAATTAAACCTATTGCTGAACTTCCAAGACCTCCAGCAGCCCCGATGAGGGCTGCTCTCTGGGTTGCCCTCCTATCTTTTCGAGCTTGTTGGGCTACAAATCCTCTTTGGATTCCAGCTTGTTCAGCTCCAAATAAATCTAGGCCACTAGCTTGTGGTTGGAATTGTCCAAATCCAACTCCACCCACTTGTTGCTGACCAAGTAAGGATGAGATTTCATTAAATCTTGCTGCTCTTTGGGCTTCTGAGGTTGCTACACTTTCTCTTGCTAAAGCTGAAAGCTGGGTTCCTTGAGACCTTTCAAGTCTATCAAGTTCTTTTTGATGTGCTTCACTTCCTCTTGGGATTCCTTGATCTGCAAGTTGCTGCTCTAATCTTTCTCTTTCTTCTTGGAATTGAGGAGCCAGCAATTCTCTTCCTGATTCAAATCTTGAGGCTGGATCTGTACCTGGTAAAATCTGACCAGTTAATTGACCTGATAATTCTTGAGCAAGTTGTTCTTGCCTCCCCCTTTGTCCTGTTTGGAATTCTGACTCTTCTAGTCTAATTGTGTTAGTTAAGGGATCGAAGAATTGTCTTCCTTGTGCGGTTATAATATTTGGATTATTGATTAGTAAATCCTTTTGTTGTTCAGGTGTCAATTTATTAAATACATTAGCTGTGGTTATCTGCTCAGGCGTGGATGGTATTCCTCTCGCCGCTTCTCTCTCTGCAAGAGCTGTACCTATAGCAACTCCCCCTATGCCAGCTGCTCCACTACCCAAAACTTCTTGACCTGTTCCGGTACTAGCAGCTTGACCACCTATTGTAAAATCTCTGATAAAACTTCCAATTCCCATAACTTATATTATATTACTTACATTAACACTATAGTCAGTTCTAAACCATGATAGCTGCTGACCACTTAAACTTGTATTTATCCTCATACCAAGGGCAACACCCTCACCGGACGATATAATTAATTCACTTCTTGATTGATTTGATGGACTCCAAGGGCTTCCCCAAGGACTACCCCAAGGCGTTCCACTTGAAACACTACTTGTTGTTTGTGTAGTGCTTCTTTGCCCATAATCAAAACTAACTGTTGTATTTAAAACAACATTTCCATCTACTTTTATTGTATTTCTGAAACTATTTACCGTTTTTTCTGCTGGACTTCCTAAGTCAGTAAAAGAGGCTTGCACATCACAAGGGATGAAATTACCATTATCATTAAGTCCATCATCAGCCTTCATTACCTTGGTAGATTCACCAAAATATAGCTCATTATTATATATCCCAAAAGTTCTAGCATTCCAATTACTTAATTCAAAAGCTGCTCCAGTAATAGTATTTATACCGTACTGTTTATAAGTAGTGTTTGTTGCTACTGGAATATTAAATAATAACCAACTGCCCGTTGATGCTTGTGGATAAAGTTCTATTTCCCATCCATAGTTACCTCTATAACTCTGTACAGCCTCTACCGCTGCTCCAGATAATTTAGTCTGTGATAATATTGCGCCGCCAGCTTTGAATACTTGTGAGAAGAAGACAAAGTCTTGATCTGTAATTACTGCTACATCTCCCGCTACTTTTTTAATTCCTCTTACTGCTATTGGGCTTCCAATTTTATAAACACCTATTAAAGACCAATTAGCTGCATCTCCTGGATCACTTCCGTCATATAGCAATACCTCGCCACTAGACATCATGAATAGGGCGTAATCATCAACTCCATCTCCACCATCATGGTTCCATGTGGCCATTGCAATTAAATTGCCACCAAAATTACCAACTCTTGAAAGGTTAAATTCTGTAAATGTTCCACCAACTGCATTAGTTGCTCCATACCAAAAAGACTGTGAGTCAGATTCCCAGGTATAGATTCTGTTTTTATGTACATTGACACCTATTAAGTTTTCAGCAGTTGGGCCAGATATAGTGCTATTGCTTAATGAAGTTCCATTAAATACTTGCGGCGTGTCCGCTCCATTCACAAGTAACATATTAGCATTAAAGTTGACCCACTGCCATCTCGCATTGGTAAAACCAGATCCGAGGTTGCTAATGCTGGCAGCGTTGGTAATATCATTTATTTCATCACTATTCGCACAAAGAAATTTCCTGTTACCGCCTGCATTATATTCAGCTAACGTCTCAACTTCTCCTGTTAAACCCGTAGCATATTCTGTATATCCCTTTCTTGTTACAACTGATCCTTGGGATGGAATCCAGTTCTTCATCATAACCGCATCTGTTGGCTCCATAGCACTTTCAGCATCTCTAGTATTTAATCCTCCAAAAGGACATGGTACATTTTGGCGCAATGCTTGACCATTTCTTTCTTGAGCTAAACCTTGATATTGTCTTTGTAAAAAAAGAACCATTCAAATCCTAAATTAAGGCGTAACGATATCTGGAGAACCTATCCTTGATCTGTTAATACCTTGATTACTAAAATGTCTTATGGTTTTATTTCCACCATTTCTAGACATTCTCTCTGCTAGTGCCAGCTCGTAATCCCTTTGCTCTTCTGCGTAAGGTTTCCCTTGCATTTTAAGCAAACGCCAAGTTGCGTTTAATTGTACTAAATAATCATCCACGTTAGGGACGTCTGTGTCCGCTAACCATCCTGTCTGTCCTGTTCCACCTGAGCTATCTACTATTAAGTCTGTTATGTATTCATATATATATGATTCTACTGCTGCTGGGATAGGGAATAAGATTGTTTCATCATCTCTTATTCTAAAGTAATCATTGATTGTCGCTCCTGATATAGTGCTATTCTTTAACACTCTCCATTCTTGGGGAGTTTCTGGCCCTAATACCTCTCTTGAATTAGTCACATTCCAGAAAGTATTATCAACAATTCTATCGAGATCACTTGGTAGAGCGTAACCTTCTGTTGAGGCTACACTATTAAATGTATGTTCTTTTTGTAACTCTTGCCATTCATCTGCTCTTGATACATCAACTATTGCCTTTTTAAGAGCCGCTAGAACCTGAACTGCAGAAGCTTCAGTTGTGTTACCAATGATAGTAGTTGGTATAACTGCGCTTTTAGTTTCACTTAATATGTCTTGGGCAATAGTTAATAGAGTCATATTTATTTAGTTTTTTTAGTCTTAGTTTTTACCTCTTCCTTCTCTTCTTTAGCTTCTGCTTTAGCATCAGCCTCCATTTTAGCTATCTTAGCCATTAGGAGTTCATTTTGAGAGGTTAGGGCGGCTTTCTCGCCATCAACTAATCCACCGTTATTTTTAATTTCTAAGTATTTAGCATATGCTTTTGCATATAAATGCTCTTCCTTAACTCTGTTCCCAACTTGATTTCTTCTAATCTGAGCTCTTCTTTTTATTATACTGTATTTATCATCACTATTTTGAATATGAATATGAAGGCTTGGTTTTGCATCTTTTACTGGTTTAACAACGCCATCTTCATCTTCAACCTTCTCTTTAAAGTCGTCATAAAATGCTACAAGCAATTTGCCATAACTAACTAATTGTTGTGGGCCTACTTCTAGTACTAGATTTTCTTTATTTGTCATATTTAGTTTTATTTTATATTAAAAGGAAGAGGGGTAAGTCACCCCTCTTCCCGAAAAACACTGAACTAGTCAGCTAACCCATTGTTTACAATAGGATATTGGATTTTAACCTCAACTAAACCAGTTGCAGGAGTGTCAAGTGCAGAAGTAGTTTTAGCATTCTGTACTCTATCACCAGCAACAATAGCATCATCAACAGATCCTGCAGTTGCAGTTCCATAGATGTTTGCATTATCAGCAAGAGAAGCTAATCCCTTACCTACGGCTTGGCCGAAGATTTGATACCAACCGTATTCGTTAGCTACACAAGCGGACATAGCAGTAGCTACTGGTCCAATTGCGTTAGCAACTAATAAGGCTGTTGAATTATCATCTTGATCATAAGTTACAAAAGAACCTACGACAGTTGATGCAACTCCTTGTAGGTAGATGAATTCACCTACACCATAAGCAGTTGAAGCTTTATCGATAGCTTTAATTCTAGTTCCTAGTGGAACTTTTTGAGTTGTTGAAGTCTCATCAATCGCTTGATTGTAAATTTGAGACTCAGTTGATTTAAAATCAGACATATTTATCCTTTATTTGAAATTAATAATTAAGCAATCATGACTCCATGTACACGACTGTTATCAACAGTTATGTTCATTAAACCTGTCATTGGAGTTACCCATGCGTTTTGGTTTACTGGTCTTGTAGCTTCGCCAACTTCAAATAGAGAGCTTCCTAAATATTTCAAGAAGATATGATCTGAGTTAATGAAATACATACGAGCATCAGCACATTCTGGATCGTAGAATACTGTAGCTCCTTTGTATGCCAAAGAGTTGAACCCTAATTTACCCATGTTTGGATCAACTAATCTTTGGTTAGTTTGAAGAGAATCTTCAAAATATCCGAAGTAAGTTTCACCAGCAGCAATTAGATCAGGTAATTCACCTTGTTGCACTTGGCAACGTGAATACATGGTGTTCATTGAACCTTGGATAGTAGTGGCACTAGGTGTTACTGACTCAGTTGAGAAATCATAAAGTTGGTTTCTCCAGAAAGTGTAGTTAGCACGATTAATGCCGCCTACTGTTCCAGTTGTTGGATCATCAGCAATTACAGATTGAAGTCCTCCGATTTCATCACCACCAGATCCAGTACCATCTGCATAGATAGCAGTACCTAGAGTGTTTTTAAGGGAAGATTCAAGAACTTTCAACTTACCTTCTAGTAAGTTTACAATTCTTTCTTTACCTGCGTTTTGCTTCATCTCTTTATCAGTCATGGTAACAGTACCAGTGATGATTTTTTGAGAGAATTCAGCAGTTGTTAGTACGTCTTGAGGAGTAGTGTCAAAAGTATCGTACTCACCTTGCCATTGCACAGTGCCGTTTGAAGCATAAGAAATCTTTTCTTGGAAAGAAGCACCGCCACTTTCTTTGATAATATTTCCTTTTTCTCTCATTTTAACTAACAACGGGTGGTTGTTAATTACGTTATTAGTTATTTGCGCTTTATAATTATCAAGCGTAGTAGTTAATAACTGACCAGTTGTTGAATTTGGATTAGCCATTTTCGTTTACCTATTAAATGTTATTTTAATAGACATTAGTTAGATGTTAGCCAGCTAAGAAAGCTTCAACTGCGTCAAGAGTTTTAGCGCGAGGGTCTGATTTAGAAGCATTAATAGAAGAAGATCTCACTGATTGTTTTTTAAGCTTCTTAGCTTTTTCAATCCTTGCTTTCTTCTCCATCTCTACCTTCTTTAAAAGATCTGCATCTCTTTTGGCTATAAGCTCATCATCAAGCATTAATGCTTTGTTATAAGCTCTCTCCATGGTCATATCAGGATTATTGTCATTAAAGAATAATCCCATATTTGCACGAACCTTATCAAAATACGGATATTTTAAATTACCATCGCTATCTTTAGTACTGGCAAAATCATTAATCTCTTGTTGTACTGAAAGTTGCTCTTGTTGTTTTAGTTGATTTTCTCTTTGCTGTTCACGTCTTTCTAACGTCTCTAATCTCTTAGCCATTTCGATCTCTTCTGGAGTGCGATAATCGTCTAAATCATCTTCCTGAACAGTTTTGCTGCCGAGTGTGTTTAAGTCTATATTAGCTTGTTTAGCTAATGTTTCTATTGCCTGCTGAGGATCTTTAGCAAATAAAGCATCAAAGCCCATGAAATTCTTAATAACATCAGCATATTGCTGACGATTATAATTAAGACCATTTGCCTTTACTGTTTCATCTAAAGTCTCTACAAGCTTTTTACCTTCTCCGAATTCTAAGCGCTTCCTGTCTAGTTCGGAACGTGATTTCTTACCTTCCTCAATAAACTTATCTCTTAATTCAGAGTCTTCTAATGAACTAATCAGACTAATATGTTCTTTGCTGAATACCCCGCGGAGGCTTTCATTAAGATCAGTCTCATCTTGCTCAATTTCTTTCTCAACTTCTACTTCCTCAGTAGAATCATCTTCTTCAACTTCTGAGAGTTCCTCAGTTTCTTTTGAATCAGTCTCTTCGACCTCATCTATTTCTTTATCTTTTACCGCTTCCTCAACGATTGCTACGTCTTTAATCTCTTCTTTGGTCTCTTCACCAAAAACTTCATCAAAGCTATTTGCTATGATATTTTCTGCCTCATTTTCTGACGCTGTAACTTCAATTCCCATTTATACATAATATTAGTTTATATTCTGTTAAGATAAAACTACATATTGTGTCAAGATAATTTTAAGATAAAAGAACAGGATTAACTTGGAAAAGTGAAAAACCAAGTTAATCCCACATCTTTATCTTAACTACTCCTTTATATCTACTACTATATATTGTGTCAAGTAATAAAATAAATTATTTTTAATAGTGTCTATATTTGATTAAAAATCTTCAATCCATTTAACAAAACAAGAAACATCGGTTGTTCCAGAACTGGCTTTGATAGCTAGTGTTAATGTATCGCCAGGGTTTAATTGCACATCTTCTAAGAAGGGTGTAATATCTGCTGATCCTGCTTTTCCCAATGCTGCACCATCTAATAATTTACCTCCTGTTACTGTTGTTCCTGCTGTATCGTAGTCAACAACAGAACTATTAGTTGATATATCTGTATAACTCGGCGTTCCTCCTAAAGTACCATTTAAAACTAACTCGAATGTTGCCGGTTTAGTTCCATCAACTGCTGCACTATATTTAGAAACTATAACTGGGGTTTTGTTGTCTTTACTAGCGAAGGTGCTTTTATTCCTAATTGTAAGGATATTAGTCAATGATGTACCAACATTTGTTTTTGAGTTATCAATACTATTTCTTGGGCCTAGTAACCTAATTTCACCCTCAATTTCCGCACAACATGATGCCCCTTTAATTGTTACATTAGTATCATTGGTTGTATTAATAGCTTCCCACATAATCGGAAAAGATGGGTTAAGCATTGAAGGCACTATATTATTATTTGCATAAGGTATTGTGTGTACTGGCACAAAACGCCCTGTATTTTCATCCTCTAAAGCAAAAACTATCTCTCCAAATCCTAGCCATTGGAATTGGATCTCATAAACATTACCCTTTGTCACATCTAAGGTTGCACCCGTTGGGTTACTAGCTCCACCTGAGCCATCAAACTTGTCACCATTCCATGCAGTTTGAGCGACCCAAGTATCAACACCGCCTGACCTTCTCATCACTCCAAAAGAATCGCCATTAAAACCAAAGAATACGCCATTGTCATCATCTCCGGGGCCGAATAGTTGAGTTGACCCAGCAACGCCAGTTGTAAATAATGCCGTTCCTCTTGCGTGTACGCCTTGGCCGGGTCTATATTTAACGAATCTATTTGTTGCAACTTTTGCAGAGGATGAAGTTGTTGCACTTGTTTGTAGAACAACCATTGCATCCGCTTGGGTAACAGTGCCACTTCCTGTGGTGGTCGAGGTTACTAAGTCAGAATTTATATTATAGATAAAATCAGCTTGGACAACAGGAGTTGGATTAACAACTTCTAATTCACCAAAGGCAGAACGTGGAACGGCTACCCCTAGTTTATTGGTTACTGGTTCAATATCTACATTTGCATAATTTCCACCAACTGTTTTACCAACAATAATATTTCTACCTAAGTTCGCTACCATCTTAGGGCTTATAAAAGCATCTAATCCTAAAAGTTGACCGCTTAAGGGCTTGGTTAAAAACTTAGTATCAAAATAAAAATCTGCTTGCCCTGCCTCATCTGCCGTAAATCTATAGCGGACGTATGGGGTAAATGCTGGGGCTGAAAAAGTCTGGTATCCAGCTCCACCTGTGTAAGGAATGGTTAAAGTTCTAAGTATATCAGTACCAGCCTCATCTCTAATAAAATCAATAACTATAGTGCCATCGACATCAGAAAGAACATTGGTTTGCACTTGAGTATAGCCAACAAGGCTTAAGACAGTGCTGTCATAAGTAACTCCATTTGCCAAAGTTGCAAAAGTGCTAAACCCTAAAGCATCTACTTTTTGAGTTGATTGGCCGCTTTCTATATACTCCTTATAGAACTTATAAGCCCATTCATTGTATGTTGATGGTCCGTTTGTCATATCTTATATATTAAGGAGCCGCTGAAAAAGTGTTCATATCGTTCCAATTCCTAAAGCCTTCATTAACTCCAAACTCATTCATTAAATCAGTTAGATTGGTCTGACTAGAAGATAGTCTGGTTTGTAACCAACTAACCATCACACCATTAAAAGTATCTCCTGTTCCACCTTCTGCTATCATTGCAGCTAAAGCATCTTCATTGTAAGTGCCTGTTGTTCCACCTATAGCTCTAAAAGCTGCTTGTCTTCCTTCTTGATTTGTTGCCATTATTTCCAGTCTTTAATTACTAAACCCTTACTCTTTAAGCTATCCATATAGGAGCTCTTACTTGTGTGCATTTTATCGTCTGCATGACTGTGGATTGCTCCATCTTTGTTTATTTGTCCATCAATAGTTAGGTCATTACCTGTTGAACCGCTTGTATAATTAGCAGCTTTCTTCCATCTATCTTGGTCAAATAATATCTTTGGATCTATCATATTAAATCACTGTTTTCTATTGCCGCTGTTGCTCTTTGAGTTCTATCTTGAATAACTTGATCAAGAGTTTTAGCTCTTCTGTC